GTTAATGCTTGTGAGCCTTTATTTACTGCAATTGCATAAAGGTTTGCTTCATTAGTAGCAATTTTTGTTGCTTGTGCTACTTTATCAATTTGAGTTGGCGTGTAAATAGAAAGCAAACCCTGTTTTGTAGGATCTGATATAACAATAGAATTTTGTAATTTTGTTTGCTCTACTGCAAGAGCTTTCATTTGTGTTACAGCTTCAGAAGATCTTTGTCTTATGATGCTATAGTAATCAGTTAGTTTTAATTTACCCGCTTCTAATGCTTGGCCAAACTTTGCAGTTTCTGTCTGCATCTTAATTGTTTGTTCAGTAAATTGTCCTGAAGAAAGCATTGTTTGCTTGAAAGAAGCAGATAGCGAATTTAAATCTTTAGCAAGAGCGGTGTTTACACCAACTCCTGCTAGTCCTTTTTGAAGAAGAGCAACTTGGGTTTGAAGATTTTTAATCTGAGTATTTACGGAAGAAAAGTCACCAAGGGCGACAACATTTAATTCTATACGTGCCATATTAAATTATCCACCCCCTTTTACATTTCAATAAAACCAAGACCTTCATCTATACCAAAGCCTTCCTTTGAAGCAGTCATGCGATTTTGAAGAGAAGCAATGTCTTTAATTTCTTCAGACTTTTCTTCTTCATCAAGCTCAACACCATTAAGTGCTGCAAAGAATTTCATTTCTCTTTCTTCTTTACCTCTTGATGCTTCTAACAATGCGTTAAGTTCATCAATAGAAAGACTTGATTCTAGTTCATCAAAATTTTTCCAATGACCTAGGAGAAATACTTCGGACTCCAAGGAGCGTAGGTCTAGTTCGTCCCAACTAGAGCTGCTCCCAGAAGGTTTGGGTCTGTTAGTTTCAAACCGCCACAAATTTCTAGAATCTTCATCATTGTAGGAATTTCAATAAACTCCTCAAACTTATCTTTATCATTAGCCCAGTCAGGCTTAATGGTTTTTAGGCAATGCATACTAGCTTTTATGAAAACATCCATAGCTAAATCTTCTGCACCTTCTTCGTCAGCAATAGTGTCCATTCCCTTCATAATTTCCATAAACTGTCTTAGCTGTTTAATTGGAAGCGGTCTAAGGGTTAAAGTTTCTCCATTTGAGAGTTGAATCTCGACTATATCATATACTGTTGTTGCCACATTTCCTCCTGTGTTTGTTAGTTAAATTATACCAATATAATAGGCATATACAAACTCAGAACCCCCCACTTTTGGTGGGGGGTCTGAAATCTATATTAAGTTGTTATTTAATTTTAATATGTTCCGTACACACGGTCAATTACTACACCGTATTCAGCACCTGCATATTTTGGATCTGAGTCTGGCAAGCAACGGAAGTTCACTGGGAACAATGTTGCTGCATCACGCTTAAGTGCATGCATTGTTGTATCAATTGATACGACACGACGTGCGACATAAACACGCTCTTTGTTTCTAGCAACAGCTGTTGCTGAACCTACTCCAAGAGAAGCACCTGCTTCTACTAGAGCAGTAGATGTACCAATTTGCTGTGGAGCTGCTCCGACTGCAATAAGAGTACGTTCTACTGGAGCATCGCCAAGTGCGCCTGCTGCCATTCTAAGAGTTGCTGCTGGGTTATCCAGAGTTGAAATTGCTGAGTCATTGTTAATCAATGTAGCAACGTTTTGAACTGAAGTTCCTGTTGAATCAACAGCGTAAACATTTTCAAGTTGACCCCATGAAAGCTGAAGGTTCTCAAGTGTTGCTTCTGTCAATTCTGACTTTAGCATAACCTTAAGAGATTGCTTGAATAGACGAGCTGCATCAAGAAGCTGATCTACCATTACTTCGCCGTATACTGGCTCGTATGAAATTTCAAGACCTGTGTTAGTAAAACCAACTTCACGATATCCTGAATTTGTTTGTAGGAGTCCTGTGCGAGCTGAACGGTTTGTACCTGAACCAAAAATTGTTCCTAGTGCTGCTGCGTCAGTCGCTGGACGACCTGTATCATTTGAGCTGTTGCCATTACTAATGAACAAAGCTGCTGCACCAACAATAATATTTTTTGTATTTGTAGCCATTTTATTTTTCACCACCCTATTTTATTTAGAATAAAACAAGATGACATCTTACTTTCCTCTAGATAAAGAATAGCATTAATGACTAATAAAACAAAATTATAGGTATCGTCCCGTATTCCCGTCTATTTCACGGGTATAAGCGTATCTGATGGTTATTACGCCATTCATAAAACCGCCTTCATTTTGAAAAGATTGGACTGGATCTGCTGATTCTACAGCAAACCAGAGGAAGTTAAATTTGCTACCCGCTACAAGGCTTACATTGACATCTGTGGCTGATTTTTCATATCTACGGAATAGGTCAACGAAAAAATTGCTGATAGTTTGGATTTCTGCTGGATTTCTAGAAGTAATCTCAAAAGTCATTGATTCTTCAGTCATCCAAAAATTTGTATTACGTGCATGAGATTGTGCTACATCATAGATTATGTATGTTTTGCCAGGAAGTAGGTTATTAAATTCTGGTACTTGCTGTGCGGGGATAATTGGTACCAATGGGGTTGTAAATCCATCTGCTGTATATGTTGATGGACTAAATAGCCCTGAACTTTGTAATTGAGCCCATAAAAACGATCTTATGTCATATGATGCTACATGTGTATAATCTGCTGTCATTTGATAACCTCTCTATTACCTGCTATTGAATTTGCAACACTTGCTACGATAGATCTTACTTGTGTTGTCCCGCCTGAATTATTACTTAATACTTTAGATGCTTCATTAACTATTCTCTCATATAATCCAGAAGAATTCATAATTATATCTGTATTTTCAACATACCAATCAATCATAAACTTTCCAAAAGCGTTCTGAGTCTGCACACCACCTGGATGCAATATGGTTATTTTTGTTCCTGCTGCTACAAAAGCTTCGCCTTCTGCTCCTAAAAATGGAGTAATTTTATTTGTAACAAAACTTATTGGGCCACCCTTTTCCATTACACTTGCCTTATATCTAAAGATATCTGAATTAGAAACTATTCTTCCACCTTTAACAAAAGCATCTGTTTTTCTTGGTACTGGAACATTTGATGGTAAAAAAGATGTTGACATAGAAAGTGAACCACCCAGGATCCCTGTTCTTTCCAAAATAAATAGCCTGCCGTCTGGACTACCTAATCTACCCCATTCATATACATGATGAAATTTTTTAGGATTTTGAACTGATTCTCTATCTACAGCCTGTACAAATCTTTCTCCTAATATAGTGAAAGCAGCTTTTGCAATTTCTTGCAGAGTAGTTGGTCTTGTAAGTTCTTTGATTCCATCAACTTTTTGATTTATTTGTTGTATAAAAATCTTGCTATCAAGTTTGAGTTGGATCATTATCTTGTACCTGTACCCTTTGTAATGTGGCTTCAAAATAAGACACTTTGCCAAATGGGTCTAAGACTGCGTGTGATGAATATACCTCAAACATAGAGTCTGGCTTTCCATTTTTATCAATTTCTACAAATACCTGTTGATTATCACTTGATCTAATATTTTCAATTCTCCAACGCTTACTTAAAAGTTCCGTTGTTTTTATTTTTAACTGTAGCTTTTCAGTATAAGCAAATGCATCTCCTGATGTAGCAAATGTTTTATTGTCGCTTCTAGTTGAAGAACCCGCAACTTTAATAGGCTCAATCTTACACTGAACAGTTTTGTAATACGACCATTGACGAACGATTGCTCCCGTATTTGGATCTTGTGAATTTGTTTGTGTATAAATGTCTGCTTTAACATTCATAATAGAGGTAATAAAAGATGCGTTAAGACTCATATAATCACAATATTGACATTGCGATATTGATCAAGAATGTTATCAACGGCAATATTTCCAGTACCATTGAAAGCACCCTTTGCCATTTCAAAAGAAATTTCGCTAAGGTCAACCTTCTGTAAGTATTTGTTTCTCCAATTATAATCATTGGAAAGAATATCGTTTACAAGCAACATTGCTGCCATTTTAATATCTTCTGGAACATACTTGTAACCTATTTGTCCTTGAAATTTATATCTTGATCCGTTTCTAAAACGTCCGTAATACAAGATTGTAGGATCCATTTGATTATCATATCTTACATCCCATCCTGTATTAATAATTCTTATAGCTTTTCCCGTAGGTGTTATTTCAAGAGTAA